GATTTTTTCACCCCAGATAGCTTGTCTAAGTGACCATAGATTTTATAAGTGATATGTAAAAAGGCTCTACTTTGCATATTTACATACCTCTTGATGTTTAAGCTGAATTGATCTTAAAATATCTACCCACTCGGTCTCGCAATGGGTGTTTAATGGAGTTCTAATGGGGTGTACTTGAGCAACTCGGAACGATAGGGTATCGGTGGTCGATTTTTTGTAATAGACCAAAAATACCGGCACATTTAAGGCTTTCCCAATGTGTTCTACAATGGTTGTATACTTCTTTTTAGTTGATCCGGTGTCGTATAGATGTTCAATGATTGCAAGTGGATACCAGCAACCTTTATTCTGGCAAATTTCTACACTATCCACATCACACATAGCAATCCCATCATATTTTCTATGGAACTTACTATATAAGTCCTTATCAAAGTATTTAGCTTGACGCATTGTTCCCCTTTTTATTATTACTCTGTTTTTTCTAGTGCTTCTTGTAATTCTTTTATCTGTTCTCTTAATTTTTGTATTTGAAAATCTTTTATAGTAGCGTGAGTTTCAAGTGCGTCTATTATTTTTTTTAATTTATTTATTTTTTTATCTTCTTCAAATAAACCAGAGTTTGTCATGAAGTTACCTTTATTTTTTTAATTGATACAATGACAGATGTTGGAATTATAACTGTGCTTCCAATATCTTCCATACTAGATTTTTCTTTGCTCTCAATATAATCTCTAAACAATCTAGTCACACCTTTTTCTTGACTTAATAAATAACCTTTAGATACAGCAACCGGCAATTTTTCTTTTTGTAAAACTTCCAAAGTAGACCAACCATCATCACCTTCAATATCAAGCCAACGAACTTCTACAAAAGAATAGGTAGATATATCTTTACTTAAATGTTTTGTTTTTTTAATTTTTAATTTTGTACCATGCTTCATATAAGTCTCCAATTTTTACCTTGCCTTTAGTTATCTCTACTATTTTCTTAACCATTTCTGGATTAGGAAATCTTTTAACTCTAGCAGTTAAACACCATCTATTCACACTAGTTCCCGGATTTTGTCCATCAAGTCCCAGCATTTGTCCAAAGACATAATAGGATAGTTTCTTATCTTTTCTATATTCTTCAAGTGTCATAATTCCTTTCTTTATTGATCTATTATAGAGGTATATATTATATATTTTATTTGACAAGATAATAATTTAGTTTATAAGTATTTAAAAAAAAGGAACTTATGAAAACTCAAGAAGAATTAATACAAGAAGCATTTGCTTTTTATAATGGTGGTAAAGGATTAGATCATTGGTCTTACAGTTCTACATCATCACCATTCTCAAAAAATATAATTAACTATTCTTTTCCACAAGAGGTAAGAAGAAAATTTGTATTTAGATACAAACCATCATTCGGAAATTTAGTTAATAACACAGTTCAAAAAATGATAGCTGATGTTATCTACACAACTAAAACAATAAAACAAACTGCGTTCACAAAAGAAGAAAGAGATTACAAAACAGCATTTGAAAGTGAATTAAAAATTATAAAAGATAAACCACCGGTAGACGCAAAGGATGAGTTTGCCAGAGAAGAAATGCAACAGTACGCACACGATTGTATTGGTGTAACTAAAAAGGTTGTGCAAGATATAATTGGTAAAGATCAATTAGTTTGTGAGAGGTATGTTGAGCATAAAGAAATGACTATGCTTAAACCTATCATTGGTAGAATTGATTATGAAAGCAAAACTAAATTTATAGAATTAAAAACTAAGCCACCCAATATTAGAAAAGTTAAAAACAAAGAGGAATGGAAAATGAGTTCGCAACCAATTCCAAATGAGCCTACGTTTGATAACTTAACACAGACTTCGTTTTACTATATGTGTACTAAGAAAATACCATTCTTAGTTTATGTCAATGACAAAGAACATATTGTGTTTGACCAATCACATGAGTTGATGAAGAAAGACCATCTGGAACATCTTTACTTTAAAATGGTGCAGAAAATTTTAACATGGGAAAAAATGATTATGTTTTCTAAAGGTAACATTAATACTTTAGCAAACATGATGGACATTCCTGATCTTAATCATCCATTTTATTATAAAGATTTAGCACCAGAACAACTACAATTAATAACTAACCTATGGGGAATGAAACATGAATAAGAAAAATATATATCAAAAATTGCACTCGGCTTGTATTGAAGCAGGTAGTGTTAAGAAAGCAGAGAAGGTAAAAGGGATGCACTTTAATCCTTTGTTACATGACGCAGTACAAGAAACTGCAACGCAATCATTATTGAATAATGGATTGTATCCAACTTGTAATTACCTAACAGAAATAACAGATAAGAATATGGTCATGGTTGTGTGTACTATGAAGGTACATGACATTGATGATCCTAAAACTTTTGTTCTTGTTGATGGATGTTCGGCAATGGGTGCATTAGATAAGTTTGGTACGGGTCAAGCTATGTCATACTCAAGAAAGTATGCGTTCTTAAATCTGTTAAATCTTAAAACAGGAATTAAAGATGAGGATGGTTATGAAGCCAAACCCTTTAAACAAAATTCTGTAGAGAAATCTGCAGAGCCTACATACATGGATGAATCTGTGAATGTAGATGAAATAAAAGATGAACTAAGAAATGCTCAATCTATACAAGGGTTAAATCTTGCCAAGAATAAGCATAGAGATAGTGTTCATTTTTTACTTAAAAACAATTTACGAGCATACAGACAGATAACTGATGTTGCTGAAACTCGTGAATTACAATTAAATAATGTTCAACAATAGTTGAAGATAACAAAAGGAGAAAACATGAATGAAGAAGTGATCTGGGTAAATTTAGTACCCAACGAAAACAAAACAGCAGACAATCATCCAGATTGGGTAGCACCTGCAAATCCAAATGCACCTGAAGGTAAGAGGTGGACTATTGGGACAAAAATAGGAGAGACTTGGCACAACCCTGCAGGATGGAACGCAAAGGATGATGCTGGTAATTTAACTGGAGCAATCAAAATTAAATTGACACCCAATAATTATGATGCTTCACAAGCTGGAAATAAGGGGTTTCCAAAAGCACCTATTTCTGGTAATAAACCAGAATACAAGTTTTAATTAAAAAGAAAATTTGTATAGTCTTAGAGGGGTTTTTTTCTTTCTTAGTTCCCTTCGTTAGTTTTCCCCTCTAGGACATAAAAAAAAATATGACCGATACAATCAAACAGCCAAAGCATTATATCGCTAACGCAATAGAGCCTATTGATTTTATTATTGCCAACAAATTAAATTTCTGTGAAGGGAATGTTGTGAAGTATATATCTCGTTGGAGAATGAAAAACGGAGTGGAAGATTTAAAAAAAGCCAAACAATACATAGATTTTTTAATCGAAAAAGAGGTTGCCAAAAAGGATAAATCATGACAAAATACACAAGAATCAAAAACGGAGAGTGTAGTTTTCAAATTACCGAAGTGTTTGATTCAGCAGAAAAGGCTGCAAACAGTTCCAATGAAGGAATAAATGCAGAAGTAAAAATTGAGAATATTAAACTCGATTTTACAACAGTGAAAAAGGAGCATGATGGAAGAGATCAAAGTGCGTCTGCAAAAGTACCGAGACCTTCAGGAAAAGAAGCACAAGAAATTTCTTGAAGCAAAGTCTAAGGCTAAGAAGTACCATGAAGATAGTATTAGATTGATGAGTAAAGTAGTGCAGACACAAGAAGAATTAATGACATCTTAGTTATTAGTTTTAATAATTAAAAAAAACAAGAGGAACATGAGGGGATTCTATGACTAAAAATATAAGGTTCAACGAGATTAAACTTGCAATGAGAGCCGGACATTATGAAAATCTAAATATAAAAGAAGAAAAAATATATAAGAACGCATTTGCTAATGGTTATAGGTTGGGTAAAAAACACACAGAAAATTTAAAAAATCATTTATCAATAATAGGTGTCTCTTCTTATAAACCACCAAAATCAATCATAGATAATATTGTTGATTATATGTGTAAGAGATATGAAGTATCTAAAAAAGAATTGCTTGGCAAGAAAAGAACTTTAGATATTGTAAGAGCAAGAAATATTATTCACAATATATTAAATGAAAAATACAAAATGAATTTATCAAATATTGGTAGACATTTTGGACAAGATCATACCACAGTATTACATTCAATAAAAATGAAAGCTAACAAGAAAAGATATTGGTCAGAGGAGCAAACTATATGGCAAGAGTTTCAAGAGTTAAAAGAGGTGTTGTAGGAATTAATTGGAA